ATATCAGGTGGTAATGTTCGTGGTATCTATTGGACTAAACCTGATACAACTAATTATGAAGAACAAAGATTAGAACCTGTAAAAGAATCTTTATATACTGAATTATGTCCAGAGTTTAAAGATACATATGTTGAAGAAGTTTATAATTTAGTAAAGAAACATTTTAAAATAGGTCGTATGCGTTTCTTAATGAAACCACCTAGAAGTTGTTTAAGTTGGCATAGGGATCCAGAAAAAAGATTACATATACCGATTATAACAAACAAAGGTAATATTATGGTTATAGATGACATTGCTTTTCATATGCCATCTGATGGAGCGGCATACATAACAGATAACACAAAGTATCATAATTTTTTTAATGGTAGTGAAGTTGAAAGGGTACATTTAGTGGCGACATTATTGGATGCTTAAGTTTTTTATATACTTTTGGATTCTAATGATATTAATAGCAATCAGTCTAGGATATTATCACGGAAACTTAATATGGATGTAAAGAAAAAGAAACTAACAATAAAAGAACGGTGGAAAAAAGCTTGCACCACAGATAACATAATAGATTTTTCTGTTGATGTTGGACTTATTGCGTTTGATGTATTATCAAGTCCTATATTAATAGTGGTAAGAATATTCCGTTGGGGAATGAATAAATGGGTGAACGGTTATATTAAAAGATTTTTAAAATGGTTTGTTCACAAGGTATTAAGAATAAAATAGAGGATATATATTGGTATGAGATTAAGTGCAATACAAACAGAACAAAAGAAACTTGAAGGCGAAATAAAAGAATCAATAGCAAGAAGAAGACCATCTGAAAATTGCGTTAGAATTTATGATGATGTTGTTGATAAAGAATGGTGTAATAAAGTTATTGAATTATTTGAGAATAGTAAAACTGAAAGATTTAATACAGGTCATAAAGAATATAACGAATTAGATATAGACAATTTACCTGAAGTAAGAGGTGAAATGGGTTTACCTAAAATAGATTACCTAGGAAAGAGTTACATACCAGTTGTTAAAGATATAAAAGAAAAGTTTGTCCAAATAATGAGAACTCATATGGACAAATATATGAAAGATGTTAATATAGACAAACTTCATTTTCCTCCACTTATTGATATGGAGAATATTAGAATTAAAAAATATACTGATAATGGTAAAGATCAATTTGGTGAACACGTGGATGTATTAAAAGGAAGTAAAAGATATTTCTCATCAAAAAGATTTTTAGTTTTTATATTATATCTTTCAGATGTAGAAGAAGGTGGTGAAACTACTATGCTTAGATATAATATTAAATGTAAACCTAAAGTAGGTAGACTATTAATGTTTCCTCCTTTTTGGACACACCCACACAAAGGTGAAAAGGTAATTAAAGGAACAAAATATATTATAATGTCATATTTACATTACGGAGATTAAATGATAACAATACAAGACGGCGCATATAAAAGATTAAATGAATTAAGAAAAAAGCATAACAAAAAATTTGTTAGACTTGATGTTAAAGGTGGTGGTTGTGCTGGTTTTAATTATGAATGGTCTTTTGATGATGAAGATACAATAGAGGATGTTGTAGTTGATGATATGTTATTAATTGATAGAAGTTATGAATTGTATCTTATGGGTATGGAATTAGATTATAATTATGATGACTTTGAATCTGCCTTTGTATTTAAAAATCCTAAAGCAACTTCTTCTTGTGGTTGTGGAACATCTTTTTCTATATAAATAATTAATATCGTTCAACCATTAAGGTCGGAAGTAGGCAATCGCCGAAGGAACGCACCTAACTTTAAAAAAGGAGGGTGTAAATGACAAAAAGATTCACCCATTTATTTAAAACTAGAAATAGAGAAAAGAATATACTTGATAGAGCAAAAGCAATTCTTTTTAATAGAAAAGAAGTTAATATAAATGGAAATGGAACTTCAGGTTATACCGTAAAAGAAGGTGTCAATAAAGGCAAGATTCTAGGTCATAACTCTACAAAGTCCACAAACAATTGGTAGATATAGAAAACCCACCGAGGTTTCTAGCCTCGGTGGGAAAAAACAACCCTTAAAGGGTAATCGTAAATTTTATTTGGCGGATAAACTGAATGTTGGTTCAACTCTCATTTCTAAAATAGAAGTGCGTTTTACCCGCCGTTAATTCCTTATTTCTGTTCTTTATACATTTCTTGCGAATACAAAGATAATATAAACATAGTTATTCCTAACAATGTAAATACACCACACGCCAACCAATTATCGTTCATTGGTATGCCTTTATATCCACCATCAATTGCACCAGCGGCAGCAACTAAACATAGTGTACCTCCGATTGATAATGCAATAGTTAAATATTCTATTAGTTTTTTATACATAGTGTCTCCTTATTTTAAGTACAATGGACCAGTCCATTGAATATTGTAGTTTCCTGTAAGAACATTACCTCTTGCAGAATTTAAAGCAGGTGCATTCCAACCAGCAGGTTTCAATATATCACCTTTTTTAAAATGTTTAAAGTCTTCTTTTACTATAAAAGCAAATACGCCGTTTTCTTGTGCTACTTTAATGTACTTTTTACCAGGCATAACCCTTGTTTTAGTATCCCAAGCAGCAACTGAATCTTTTGCCCATTGTGATTGTTCGCCGTGAGCATTTGTAGACCATCTTTTATAGTCATCTTTAGCACCAGACATCATATTTTTGATACCTTCATCTAAAGTTTTAGCAGTTTTATTAACATTTATCATAGTGTTTCTGTCCTTTATTGTGTTTTATAATCGTTTAAGATTTTATTGATTGTGTTTTTCATATTAATATCAATTTTATCTTTGAAAAAATCAGACATTTCTGGAGTCTGTTCTTTAATATCTTTCAAAATATCATTGATTCTTTTATAAACAATATTTCTAATTATTGGAATATTGTTATTTACAGCAAATTTAGGCATATATAAATCACCTAAAAATGATTCGTTTGTTTTTTGTGTTTTTTTCATCATATACATACCATATTATAGGAAAACCAACCCGATTGCAAGCAAAAAATCCCGAAAATATGAAGAAAATCACACTTTTTTTACTTTGTTCTCTTTTTGTTCTCATTTCCTGCTCAAAAAATATTGAAAAATGCGTATTTTTTGATTTTGAAAACGAATCAATAAAAAATTATGCAAAAAATCTGTCTGGAAGGGAAATTTATGCCCATATTCGTTGTAAATTTTAAGGATAAATAGTTTTTATGAATAATAATATAGAATATTGTCTAAATTGCGGACACGAATCTCATTGTGGCGAAAATTGTTTACAAGATTACGGACAATCTGAAAAAACCGTATGTTGTACTCATTGCCGTTGCGAAAAAGATGAAAAATTCCAACCTTTAGACATTGAATCTTTTAATGGAGCATAATAATGGCAAAAATGAGAAATTTTAAGTTTACAAAAGACGATAATGAAGTACAAACAATAGAATCAAGTTCGTTTAAGAAGGCAGTTAAGTCTTTTCAAAATCAAGTAAAACAAAAAATGGTATATGTTGAATGGGTAAGTAAAAAAGGTCAGGAAATGACAAAATGGCAATTATTACCTTTAGGCAGAAGTAAGAAAATAGGTAAATAATGGCAAACTTATATAAAAACTTTTCAAAACACGAAAGTATACCAAAACGAACATCACAAGGAAATAGAAAAGGCGTAAAAAGAAGTTCAATGAATAAATCCCGAAAAAGAACATTTAAACCTTACGCAGGTCAAGGAAGATAAAAATAATGCCAGCAGTTAGTAGAAAAGGCGATCAATTAAGCACAGGACATCTTTGTGCCAGTACAACTACTTTAGATACACCTCAACAATCTACGGTTTTTGCAAATAGTATATTAATTGCAAGAATTACTGATCCTACGGTACCACATCCAGCACCTCCTATACCACCTTGTCCAGATCACGTGAGATTTGTTAATGTTGGTTCATCAACGGTATTTGTATGTGGTTTAAACATTGCTAGAGTTGGAGATAGTACAGACGCAGGACAAATGACTCAAGGTTCTGAAAATGTCTTTGCAGGAGGTTAGTTAAAACCATATAAATATAGATGATATGCCAAACTATGACGCTAGCACAAATAACAAGTCAAAACGAGCAACAAGAATCTATAAAGATATAGATTTGGATTTTGGTCGTAATACGGTTACTAATGATGTTAATAAATTAACAGATGTAGAGGCAGTCAAAAGAAGTGTTAGAAATTTAATTAACACTAATCATTATGAGAGACCTTTTCATCCAGAAATAGGAAGTGATGTTAGAGCAATGTTATTTGAACCAATGACACCGTTAACTGCTCTAAATTTACAAAGAAAGGTTGCTGAAGTTTTAAATAATTTTGAACCAAGAATTAATTTACAACAAGTTTTAGCAACACCTGATTTGGATAGAAATAGTTATCATTTAAGAATTATGTTTTATGTTGTAGGTGTAGCAGGAGATGTAACCGTAGAAACAATGTTAGAAAGATTAAGATAAAATGGCAAGTAATAAATTCATAGTCGCTGATTTAGATTTTGACGCAATAAAATCAAATTTAAAAGCATTCTTACAAGATCAAACACAATTTTCAGATTACAATTTTGAAGGATCAGGTTTTTCTGTTTTATTAGATACATTAGCATACAACACACATTATTTAGGATTCAATGCTAATATGTTGACTAATGAAATGTACCTAGACTCTGCTGATATTAGAAAAAATATTGTTTCATTAGCAAAGATGTTAGGATACACTCCATCATCACCTAAATCACCTAGGGCAAGTGTTGACATAACTTTAAATGATGGTACAGGTTCTGCTGTTACAATGGACAAAGGAACAACTTTTACTTCGGTAATAGATAATGTAACTTACCAATTTATAACTAACGAAGATATAACAATGACACCAATCAATGGTGTTTATAAATTTTCAAATGTTCCTTTATATGAAGGTACTTTAGTATCTTTTAGATACACGGTTGATAGTAATGATGTTGACCAAAGATATATTATACCAAATGTTAATGCTGATACAACAACTTTAAAAGTTAGTGTTCAAACTTCAGCAAATGATACAACACTACAAACTTATTCTTTGGCGTCTGGACTAAAAGGATTAAATGATACATCAAAAGCATATTTCTTAAAAGAAACAGAAACAGGTAAATTTGAAGTTTACTTTGGCGATGGTATTATAGGAAATAAATTAGCAGATGGTAATATTGTAATACTAGAATATATTATTACAAATAAAGAAGAGGCAAACGGCGCTTCAGTATTTAAAACTGGAAGTGCAATTGGTGGATTTACAGATATAACAATAGTAACTAAATCAAACGCAGAAGGCGGCGCTGAGGCAGAATCAAAAGAGTCAATTAGATTTAATGCACCATTACAATACACAGCACAAAACAGAGCAGTTACAACAACTGATTATGAAACTTTAGTAAAATCAATTTATCCTAATGCACAATCAATTAGTGCTTGGGGTGGAGAAGATGATGAAACTCCAATTTACGGAGTTGTAAAAATTGCTGTTAAGGCACCTGGTGGATCAACATTAACAAATACAACAAAATTAGATATAGTAAATAAATTAAAACCTTATAATGTTGCTTCAGTAAGACCAGAAATAGTTGACCCTATAACAACTTCGGTTTTATTAGTTGTTAATGCTAAGTTTGATAAAAAATCTACCGTTAAAACAGCAGATACTTTAAGATCAGAAATTGAAAGTGCAATTACAGATTACAATTCAAATACTTTAACGGCGTTTGATGGTGTGTTTAGATATTCTAAACTAACAGGTTTAGTTGATGATGTTGATAGTTCAATCTTATCAAATATTACAACCGTTAAAATGAGAAAAAGTTTTACACCAACTATTGCGTCTTCAACAAAATATAACATTTATTTTAGAAACGCAATTTACAATCCACATTCAGGACACGAATCAGTATTATCATCTACTGGATTTAAAGTATCAGGTAATGATAACGAAATGTTTTTAGATGATGATGGTATGGGAAATGTTAGAGTTTATTATCTTGTAAGTGGTATTAAAACCGTACACAATGCTACCCAAGGAACAATTGATTATTCAACAGGAGAAATAATACTAAACTCTTTAAGTATTGCTTCTATTTCTGATATTAGAGGTGCAACTTCTAAAGTTGTTGAGATAACAGCAACACCTAGTTCAAATGATATAGTTCCTGTAAGAGATCAAATTTTAGAAATAGATATAGCAAATTCAATCATAAATGTTTCTGAAGATACTTTTGTTGGAGGATCATCCGAGGCAGGAGTAGGATACACAACAACATCAAGTTACTAATGCAATGGCAAAGTTTAATGATAAAATTTCAACGCTCATTAATAGTCAATTACCAGATTTTGTAGTTGATGAGCATCCACAATTTGTCCAATTTCTAAAAACTTATTTTCAATTTATGGAATCTGCCGAGTTGCAGATTACATCCATACAATCAACAGACGGTATTACTTTAGAAAACGAAACAGGTACATCTTCTAATTTATTATTAGATGGATCAAAGATTAGTTCAGAAAGAACACAACTAGATCAAGGTGATAAAATAATTTATGAAGATACATCTTACGGTAAGTTTACCGTTGGTGAAACAATAACAGGTTATACATCAAAGGCAACTGCTAAAGTTCTTGCTGAAGATATTTCTAAAAATAGAATATTCATAACATCACAAGATAAATTTCATAAAGATGAAGTTATAACAGGTAATGATTCTGGTGCCGAGGCAATAATTAATAACTATCGTCCTAATCCTGTAGCAAACATTCAACAACTTACAAATTTTAGAGATCCAGATAGAGTAATCTCAAACTTCTTAACAAAATTTAGAGATGAGTTTTTAAAAACAATACCAGAAAATTTAGCAATAGGATTAGACAAAAGAAATCTAATTAAAAATATTAAATCAATGTACCGACTAAAAGGTACACAAGCAGGACACGAATTATTTTTTAGAATATTATTTGGAGAACAATCAGAAACATTTTATCCTAGAACACAAATGTTGCGTGTATCAGATGGACAATGGGACACACAAAAAGTTTTAAGGTCTATTCAAGGTATAAATTTAACAGGCGATACAACTGATTTAATTGGTAGACAAATTCAAGGTGCTACTTCAGGTGCAACTGCTATTATAGAATCAGTTAAGAAATTTGTTATTGTTAATAAAGAAGTTACCGAGTTTATTCTTAACGAAGAATCAATATCAGGCACATTTATAATTGGTGAAGAAATTTCAGGAACTGCTAGTGATACAGATGACTTTTTTATAAAAGCAGAAATCACAGGTATACCTGGTAGAAAAAATATTACTAATGATGGTAGTTTATATGCTGTTAGTGATTTCTTATCAGTAATAGGTGGTGGACAAGGTGCTACTATTTCTATTGATGATATAGGATCAGGAAGTTTATCAGAAATTATTGTTGACAATCCAGGAACAGGTTATTCAGTAGGAGATAAATTAGTTTTTGATAACACAGGTACTTATGGTTCTGGTGCAGAAGGATTTGTTTCTGTTGTTAATGGTGCTATTTCTGGTGAAGAAGGAACAAACGCAGATCATATTATAATGGAAGATGAAACAGAAAGAGGAGATATTTACCCTGGAAATAAAATTGTATTAGAACCTGACTCAAATGTAAACTTAAATGATATAACAGATATATTTTTAATTAATAAAGGAAATGGTTATGTATCTTTACCAAGTGTATCTATAACATCAAGTGGTGGTACAAACGGAAATGTTTTAGCATATGGTACTGAAATTGGAAGAGTTATAGGATTAAAAACAAATGAATTAGGAGAAGGTTATCAAAACTCTCCATCACCTACAATTAAATTTAGAAATTGTATGGTATTAAAAACTATAACAGGTAACTTTAATGATAACGATACAATTATAGGTTCTTTATCAGGTGCAAGTGGTACACTTGCTGATTGGAATGCAGATACACAAGTATTAAAAGTAAAAGATCAAACACAAAATTTTGAATTAGGTGAAAAAATAACATCAACAAGTGGTGGATTAGCAACCATAGCAAGACTAGATGTTGCTGTTGCTACAATTGATGTAGTTCCAATTGCAGATACAGATGGTAAGTTTTTAAATGAAGATGGTTATGTATCTGAAATGACAATGAAAGTACAAGATAGTAAATACTATCAGGACTTTTCTTATGTATTAAAAGTAGGTCAATCTATTAATGATTGGCGGGACGCATTTAAAAAGACTATGCACACAGCAGGTTTTTATTTTACAGGACAAGTTGATTTACTTAATACGATTAATATGAGAATTAAAACTCCTGTTGCTGGTATCGTATCAGGTGCTTTAGATACTCCATTATTCCAAGTATTAGATATATTATTTTCTACCGTTTTTGGTAGAAGATTAGGAACGATTGATGATGGAACAAGTTTAAGACCTAATGCTCATACAGAAGGAGAAATTGATAACGGAGATGATTATAGGGATCCATTTACTGCTAACACTAGAGATTTAACTTTAACAAGACCAAATGTTGAAATTGATTATACTAGTAGAGTAAGAAGAACAATAGATGGTGTTGAAATTAAAAGAGGATACGCATATGCAGGTCCTAAATTTAACACAATTGATAAATTTGCAAATACGGTATTTGGTGTAAATGCTGTTGCAAGTGGTATCAATTTTAATGTATTAAGTGATATTACAATACAAGGAACAAGAACATCACTAGACGGAAGAGGTGCTATATTTTTAGCAACTTCAGACGAAGGTGGTAGATTACTAAAAACAAACTTTGCAATGCCAGTACAATTCGCAGAATCTAAGGAATCCTTTGATAATACGGTAACTAACTTTGCTCAAACAACGGTAAGTTTTGATGATACAACCCCATAATACGCTGAATAACATTATAAATAGTAAACAAGAGATATTAGTAACTGTGGATGGAGAAGCGAAAGTTGAAGGTAAAGACTATGAAGATATTAATAATGAAATCGTTTTTAAACAACCACCAGAAGCAGGTTCAATAATAAAGGTATATAAGAGAAATTAAAATGGGAAAACAAACAATATTTAGAGGATCAACCGCAAATGATGGATCAGGTGATAATTTAAGATTAGGTGCTCAAAAGATAAACGAAAACTTTACAGAAGTATATACCGCTTTAGGTGATGGTTCAACTTTAGCAAGTGGTACTTACATAACTACTACTTCCACTAATGTTCTTTGGAATAAATCAATTGACGCTACAACTAATACTTTAACAAATATTCCAAATAGTGCTTTAGACACTATCGCAAATTCAAAATTAGCAAATTCAACTATTACAATTGCTGGAGATACAGGAAGTTCAGATACAGATTTAGGTGATACTATTACCTTTGAAGGTGGTTCTGGTATTACAACAACGGTCACAGCAGATAAAGTTTCTTTTGCTACAGATGGTTCAATCGTAACTGAAACATCAACAGATGTACTAACAAACAAAACAATTGATGGTGGTACAAATACTTTACAAAATATTGAAAATGCTAGTTTAACAAATTCATCAATAGGAATTGGTGGAGTTACATTAAATCTAGGAGATACTGATCCTACTCCTGCATTAAATTTAACAGACGCAAATTCTTATCCTACAAGTTCATTATCAGGAACAATTACAAATACTCAATTAGCAGGTTCAATTTCAAATGACAAACTTGTAAATAGTACAATCAGAATTGGTGATGATACTTCAACAAATTTCAATGTTGGTTTAGGAGAAAGTTTTGAGTTTATAGGTGGTAACGGAGTTTCAACTGAAATTAATAATAACAGAATGACTTTTAGTGTTGCAAGTTTACCTAATGCTTCATTAGCAAATTCATCAATTACTTTAGGAACAGATACTATTAATTTAGGCGATACTACAACATCAATCGCAGGATTAAGTTTAACAGGATCAGGTACCGTTGATTTAACTGGTGCAGGTTCTAAAATAAGACACGACTTTGCAGGATATGGTGCTTTACCAGCATTCGCAACTTACCCAGGAATGTATGCTTTTGATACCGTAGGTAACAGACCTTACTATTCTTCTGGAAGTGGTTGGGTTAGAGTATTAGATGAAAATGCTTCTATATCTGCTCATACAGATGTTAATACCACAGGTGTTGCTGATAGAAATATTTTACAATTTTCATCAGCACAAGGAAGATTTAATACCGTAAATGAGGCGTGTGCCAGAATGACTATTACAAATGGTGGTTCTTCAAATTACTTATTTGATGGAGATGGTTTTTCAACACAAGCGTCAAATCCTACATTATATCTTAAAAAAGGTATGAAATATGAATTAACAATAGACGCAAGTGGTCATCCATTTAGAATACAATCTACTAGTGGTACTAGTGGTACCGTATATAATGATGGAATTACTAATAATAGTGAAGAAGATGGAATTATAATGTGGACCGTAAATATGGATACTCCTGCAACTCTATATTACCAATGTACAGCACATTCCGCTATGCAAGGAACAATTAATATAACTTAATGAAAACTCGTATAAATATAAGAAAGATTAAAGAATTATGCCAGCAATAATAACAAATAAATTTAGAATAAACAATTCTGAACAATTTTCAGAATCATTTTCTGAAACTAATAACCAAGTATATTATTTAGGAATTGGAAGACCACAACCTTTTGGTACTTCACAAAGACCTGATAATAGAACAGATTACGAAGGTACTGATACTGCTCCTATAACTCCTGGTGATACGGTTGGTAGAGAGTTTTATACTTATGATGATTTAATTGCTGCTAAAAGAGTTACTTCTTCAGATGTTTCTTTTGTTCTTCCTAGAAGAAACTGGACATCAGGTACGGTCTATGATTATTACAGACACGATTATGGAGAATATGTAACAGGATCAACATCTACAAGAATTACATCCGATAGTGGTGCTACAAATTTAACTGATTCAACTTATTATGTATTATCTGCTGCTAGAAATGTTTACAAATGTTTAGATAACAACGGTGGTGCTGCTTCAACAGACGAACCAACTGGTGTATCAACTTCAGTAATTACAACAACTGACTCATATAAATGGAAATATATGTACACACTTTCTGCTGCTCAACAATCAAATTTTTTATCAATAGACTTTATGGCAGTTTCGCCAAACTCTAGTCCAAGTGCAGATCAATCAAATGTTATGTCTGCTGCTGTAGATGGTTCAATAGATATAGTAAAAATTAAATCTCCTGGTGCAGGTGGAACAGATGGAACATTTAATGGTATTCCAGTAAGAGGAGATGGTTCAGGTGCAGTTGCAAGTGTAACCGTTTCTGGTGGTGCTGTAATTAGTGTTGCAGTAACTACTCCAGGTTCAGGATATACTTTTGGAACAATTAGTAATGCACAAATAGTTGCCGCTGGTGCAACTAGTTTAGCAGGTGCAGAATTAGATGTTATTATTCCACCAAAAGGCGGACACGGTGCAAACGCAAAAGAAGAATTAGGTGGATTTTTTGTAATGATGAATACAAGTTTAGAAGGAACAGAATCAGCAAACTCTGGTGACTTTTCTGCTGTAAATGACTTTAGAAAAATTTGTTTATTAAGAGATCCAAAAAAATCTGCTTCTGCTGTAACTGCTAATACTGCTAGATTAACAAAGGCAGTTAGATTTGCTGCTTCTCCTACACCAGGCACTTTTACTACTGATGAAGAAATAAATCAGGCAAGTACAGGCGCTGTTGGTAAAGTTGTAGAATGGGATGCAACAAACAGAATTTTATATTACATACAAACAAGACACAGCGATGCTGGTGTTGACGCAAATGGTAACTTAACTGCCTTTTCAGGTGCTAATGTTATTACAGGTCAAGGTGGTGGATCACCAACTGGTACTCCAGATACTTCACACTCAGCAACTACTAATAATGTTGAATTTGTTTCGGGATATGCAGTTCCTGAAATAGACCACGATTCTGGCGATGTGCTTTATATTGAAAATAGAACACCGATACAAAGAGCAACGGATCAGACGGAGAACATTAAACTGGTCATAGAATTTTAGGAGAGTTAAATGCCAAGTCCGACTGACTTTAACCTCTCGCCTTACTATGATGACTTTGCAGAAAGCAAAAAATTTCATAGAATACTTTTTAGACCAGCATTTGCTGTTCAGGCAAGAGAGTTAACACAATCACAAACAATCGTACAAAACCAAATAGAGAAGTTGGGTGACCACTTCTTTGAAAAAGGCGCTATGGTTATTCCTGGCGAGATTGGTTATGATTTAAATTATTCTGCTGTAAAACTTACAAGTATTGATAGTACAAATACTTTAGCACAATTTACAAATGGTACGGTTTTAACAGGATCAACTTCAGGTATAACTGCAACAATTATAAATCAAGTTGCAACAGACGGAACTGATCCAGATACTCTTTATGTAAAATATACTAAAGCAGGTGGAACAAATAAAAATCAATTTGCATTTTCAGACGGAGAAACATTAACAGGAATTAATAGTGATTCAGTTGCTGTTTCAGCAATAGTTAATACAACTGCTACAGGATCCGCTGCTGAAGTACAAGCAGGATCATATTACATTAATGGATTTCTTGTAACCGTTTCTAATCAAATAATCATACTAGACAAATATACAAACACACCTTCTTATAGAGTTGGGTTATTAGTTACAGAATCATTTGTATCTCCTACGGAAGATACTACTTTAAATGATAATGCTCAAGGTGTTTCAAACACTAACGCTCCAGGTGCTCACAGATTTAAAATAGATTTAACTCTAACTAAAAAAGGAATTGGAAGTACCGAAGACGCAAACTTTGTAGAGTTATTAAGATTAAAAAAAGGTATAGTTCAACAGAAAGTTAGAAATACTGAATATGCAGTATTAGAAGATACTTTTGCTCGTAGAACATATGACGAGTCTGGTGATTATACCGTAAGACCTTTTGATATTGATATTAGAGAACATTTAATTAATGGAACAAATAGAGGTGTTTATGCTGAAGGTGACGCTACTAAACTTGCAGTAGGAATGTCTCCAGGAAAAGCATATGTAAAAGGTTATGAAGTTGAAAAATTAGCAACTCAATATATAGATGTTGATAAGGCAAGAGATTTTAATACCGAAAGTAATTTTAGTACAAGATTTGATGTAGGTAATTATGTAAATGTAACTAATGTTTATGGTTCTCCAGATGTAGGTTTTGTATCTGGTGAAACAGAACCATTTAAAAGAGTTAATTTATATAAAGTTGATACATTTACTTCAGGTGGTACTCGTGGTGTTGAAAATCAAGGTGCTGGAGGTGCAATTAACACAATAGGTCGTGCTAAATCAAAAGGGTTTGAATATAGTTCAGGAACAGCAAATGGTAATTTGTTTGCTTCAAATAATGATAGAGAAGCAATATATAAACATTTCTTATTTGATATAAATTTATTTACTCACTTAAATATTACAACAGGTCAAGCATTTACAACTGGAGAAAAAATAACTGGTGGTACTTCAGGTGCTACAGGTACTTTAGAAAGTGTATCAACACAATCTTCGGAAGCAACATCCACAATTTCAGTTGCAAGTCCAGGTGTGGTTACTTTTGCTTCTCCTCATAATTTAAAAGAAGGACAACATATAACTTTTGACGCTATATCAGCACAAGATCAAACGGTTGCAATAACATCAAGCGATGTATTTACGGTTAGAAATCCTTTAGCAGGTCAATTTGAATTATACAGAGCAGATGGTACAACTCCTACAAATATAAATCAATATACATCTTCAGGAAATGTTTTACACGGAGTTGTAATTGTATCAAATGTAAGTGGAACATTTATTCCAGGAGAAACAATTACAGGTGGTACTTCAGGTAATAGTGCAAATATTCAAGCAGATACTCTTGGATTTAAAGGTGTAACTTCATATGATTTCCCACAAGTTAAACAAATTGGTATGGCAGGTTCGCCAACTTATACTGCCGACACAGCGATAG